CCAGGTTTATGGTCTATAGATAATTTTGGTGATGTTGTTATAGCGTTAATTCACAATGGAGAAGTTTTTCAATGGGACTCTAATGGTTCGACTTCTACAAGAGCAACTATTATTACTGGAGCACCAACAGCATCAAGAGACATGGTTGTATCTACACCTGATCGTCACTTAGTTTTCTTTGGTACTGAAACTACAATAGGAGATAAATCTACACAAGATGAAATGTTTATTAGATTCTCAGATCAAGAGGATATTAATACTTATACGCCTACAGCAACCAATACAGCTGGTACACAAAGACTGGCTGACGGATCGCGGATCGTAGGAGCAGTTAGAGGTAGAAATGCAATTTATGTTTGGACGGACACAGCTTTATTTACGATGCGTTTTATTGGTCCACCTTTCACTTTTGGTTTTGAACAAGTAGGAACAAACTGCGGATTGATTGGTCAAAACGCAGCGGTTGAAGTTGATGGAGCTGCGTACTGGATGTCAGAAAATGGTTTCTTTAAATATGCTGGTAATTTAGAATCTCTACCTTGTTTAGTTGAAGACTTTGTTTATGATGATTTAAATACCAATGCATCACAACTTATCAACGTAGGTTTAAATAATTTGTTTGGTGAAGTATCTTGGTTTTATTGCACAGAAAATTCAACTTTTATAAATAGATCTGTAACTTATAATTATTTTAATTCTACACCCCAAAGACCTATTTGGACAACAGGAACTTTAGCAAGAACCACTTGGCAAGATTCTTCTGTTTTTGGTTTACCTCATGCTACTGAATATAGTATTAGCGTTGATACTTCTTTTGATGTTGTAGGTAATACAGATGGATCAACCGTTTACTATGAGCATGAAAAAGGAAATGATGATGTTTCTACAGAGGCAACCACTGCAATTGCTGCTAATATTGAATCAGGAGATTTTGATATTAACCAAGAAAGTTTAGGTGGAGATGGTGAGGTTACTATGAAAATTAGAAGATTTGTTCCTGATTTTATTTCTCAAACAGGTAACACACAAATAACTTTAAATTTAAGAAATTATTCTAATAGTTCTCAATCTAGCTCTCCATTAGGACCTTTTACAATAACTTCCTCTACAACAAAAGTAGATACACGTGCTCGAGCAAGGGCGATATCTTTTAAAGTAGAAAATACAGGGACAGGTCAAGATTGGAAACTTGGCACATTTAGATTAGATATACAACCGGATGGTAGAAGATAATGGCAACTTTAAATGAATTGATGGGAGTTTTAGAAATAGATCCAGTGAGAACTATTGGAGGCCAAGTTTATGAGTCTACAATAAACACACCTTCTCAAAATATTAATTTAGGGGCAGATACTTTTGAATCAAATATTAAACCCTATAGTGATAACAGAGATTCTATGTATTCAGGACTAATGAGTATTTCAAAACCAATTAGAGATACT